CAAATTCAGCATAAGTTTTTTCCAATGCTTTTGCGGTTTGCGGATCAACATTTTTCATTGTACTTGCTGTCTGCTCTTTGTTTGCTTTGGCTTGTTCTTTTTTATCTACGTCTTTGAATGCTTCTTTGACATTTGGTAAATTCAGAATATCTTCTAATTTTTTTGTCATGTTTTTATTTACTTACGTTTGCCGTTATGGAACAGTTGTTCTTCTGAAATTACTCTAAAACGTATCTTGTTTTGCTTTGCATAGGCATTTGCCGCCTCCCATTTGGCCATGTTTATCACTGCTTGTTTCTTTTTCCCTTGGCTTCTGCCTGCAGATTCTAAAGATGTTTGTGCTTTGGGTTTGATTTCGATCAATTCGGCATGTTTGCCTCCGTTTTTGTCCACATACACAACAAAGAAGTCTGGTACGTATACTGTGTACTTACCAGTGAATGGATGCCTGTAAGGAATTTTTATCGATTCACTTGCCCACTTGGCCACGTTAGGATGTTCATCGCATAGTCTCATAAAGGTTTGTTCCCAACTAGACCTGTACGATGGAGTTTTTAAGCCTATATACTTTTCGGTGTTCTTAGGATAAAATTTTCCTTTGGCAAATCTTGGTAGCATTAGTCTAGTATATTTCTAGACACAGTTTCATTTGTTTTGAGAGATTGTCTCACTCCCAACCTACTTGATCTGTATCTGTTTGAGTTGAGTACAACTGTAATAAGTTCAGATAGTTGAGCCGGGTCGGCATAAGTCAGTTTGTCTAATATTTCTTGTGGTGACACACTATCTACTTTTGCCTGTTGTAAAATTACATAAGCAGTTGCTTCAGCGGCGTTTCTTCCAAATCCTCTTTTAACAAAAAAGGCAATAGCCGCGTCATATTCTCCTGCATTAAATTGAAATTCTTCTACGTATTGATCTTCTGTTAATTTTTTACGAGTATCATCTAAATTATCTTTTTCTTTGATAGGTAAGTTTGTATAAATTGTCATTAGATGTTTGCCTTTTCTGTAACTATTGCAACGTCTTGATTTTCTCTGGCTATTTTTACATATCCTTCGTTAACAAGTTTTCTTATATCAGTAATTACCTTGTTTCGATAGACAGTTTTAGTCGTTGCTGTTGCATTACTATATTCAAGATCAGATTCTGCAACTGTCAAATTTTTTCTAGATCCTATATCCTTGTAATAAATGCCAGCGGCTATTTCATCCTTGAGTGTTTCGTTTGTCAACACCATATTGTATGATTCGTCTGGTGTTAAAGTTTTTGTGGCATCAAATTTTGCTGTTGTTATTGTTGTGTTATTTTGTCCTGTCTTATTATCACTAGTTCCCCTAGCACTGGCAATAGTACCTGCGGCTATTGCCGCACCAATGCCAAATTGTGCGATAGGATTAGATATAGTGCCTGCTGATTTGGCAACTTCTTGTATTCCTTTTTTAGCAAGACCTTTTAGTTCTTGTTTAACATTTTTCTTTTTTATTTTTTTTGCATTTCTATAAGTGTTACTTGCTGATAATATTGCTCCTAAAATATTACCTGACCTTACATTTCTAATGACAGAACCCACACCATCTATTACTCCACCAGGCCCAAAAATTGAATTTGTTCCGCCACCTAAAATTGTTAATGGACTTGGTTCGTTGTCATATCTCACAGTTGCAAATCCTGGTACATCTTGTTTATTCACGACACCTGAACCGTATACTACTGTTTCATAAAATATTTGCATTACATTTTCCATAATGCCTGTGCCGTCTGCCTGATCAACAGAATCGTGATTGAAAGATCCTATTATTGGATTTATCAAACTCATAGATGTGAATCTTTGTTTATGTAAAACAAAAATATCTATTTGTTTTAGGAACGGTTCCTTTTTCTTTATAGGAACGTCCATTCCATACTTGTTAATTTTCCTTGTGCCAATTGGATCGTAGTAATCATCTTTCATTTGATTGATCATACTTTCGCTTGTAATTCCAACCGAATCAGCGATGTGATATTCATAATATTTTTTCCAAAATGCGTTTACAGTGTCCGCATGATCGTCATGAAAAGTTATATTGATCGGGTCATATTGTATTCTTGTTGCGGCATACATTTTTTTATTGTACTGTATTTTTTCTTCGATGTTCAAACCATATCTAGGAAGGTCACATCTTTTTACCAACATATTCAATTCATATAATTCTTGATTTGAAAATTTGTCTAAGTGTAATCCGTTGTTAAGTTGAAAAACTACATGGAACAAGAACTTTTGTTTTGGCATCAACTTGTATGTGTCATCTACATACAGTCTTGATGCATGTCTAAAGTCCTTCATACCTGGAAGGTTATCTTGGAATCCTTGTAAGTAGTCGTTTATCTTTGGCATACTGTTATTTATAGCCACAAAAAAAGCGCCTATAAAGACGCTTTTTCTGTTATAATTGCTAACTTAATTCTTATTGTCCACCACCTGTACTTAAAGTACCGATAGTTCTTGCTACTGCTGTACCAATTCCTGTGCCTTGTGGTGTCTGTATTGCATTGTCATATCTTACACCTAAAGTAATTGTTACTGGTTCTGATGTGTTGTAAGCCAATGTGTTGTAATTCACGTTATCGATGTATGCACCATATAATTCAAATGTTTCTAAAACATTTGGTGCAGATTGTCCGTTACCACCATCAAGCATTTCGATTCTTGCTGTAAATTTGTAATCAATACCAGAAGCCGCCGAACTTTGTTCAAAGAAATCAAATTGTTTCTGTATCTGTTCACCAACTAATTTTGTCACTGAATTGTTTACGTCATCTCTTAAAGTAATAGTAATTGGTTCCCATGTATGTTTACCTGCTACATATACTCTTGAGTTGTATACATCTAATGTTACTTGATCGAAAGTCAAGTTAGGTCTTGTGATGTCCATAACTTGTTTTGTTAATTCTGATCTCGGTGTTGATACTCCAAAATTTTCCAGGATCGCTCTAAAACGATATTGTAGTTTTGGCATCAACAAGCCTTGTGATGCACTACTCTGATCGTTCGCTAGTGGTACTGTAAATTTTGATAAAGTTGATATTGCCATTTTGTTACTCCTATTTATCTAAAATTAGTTCCCTAATTTTGCTATTTCTCCTGTGTTTTTGATTCTCAACGGTATGTAAATGAATTCAACTGATTTCACAGGCTCAATCGCTATATCTACATACAATTCGTTTCTGTCAATCCTTGTAGGTGTGTTGTTTGTGTCATCACATACTACTAAGAAGTCAAACAACGCTCTTTGACCAACTAATTCTAACAAGAACGATTCAATTGCTCCTTTGATTTCGTTTCTTGTTAATTCATCGTTTGGTTCAAATATGAAAGGTTTTGCAACTGCATCTAGTTGTGTTCTTAGATACACTGCTAGTCTTGCCACGTTGATTCTATCTAATGCCGAACTTGCCGAAGTCTTCGTCAAGTTACCAAAGTTTACAATTCCTGCACCTGAGAAGAAAGTAATTGGATTTACTTTTACTTCATGCATCGAATCTCTCACTGACTCCGTCACAGATATTGTTTCAAATTCACCACTGGCGCTGTCGATATATCCAACTGAAGTTGCATTGTCTACAATACCTCTTCTAGTACCTGCTGGTGCAAACCATGGAAATGCAACATTATCGTTGTTTGCCATTGTTCTTATCATCATGTGTGATGGTGGAACTACAATCTGTTTACTTGCATTATCAGTTGTTAATCCTGATGGATAAAATATTCCCAAGTATTCACTTGCACTAACTAAACCATCTTCACCGTTGTCTGTAGCACCTGCTGTATTGTTTGACCAATTACTAATTGCAGTTGCAGTGCCTTCTAATCTCATTGGTGTATCACCAATTATAAAGGCTGTGTTGTTTCTGTCAGTGTTCAAATTAATCATGTTTTGGATTAATTCTGGATAACCAGGTGTTGCAATTACGTTGTAACCTCTTTGGTCTTCTCTAATTGCTTGGTTAGTATCCATTTCAGTTTTTAATTGTTGGACAACAACTTTTCTCTGTGCTTTTCTTCCAAAAGTACCAGAACCATCAGCATTGTTGCTTGATTTTGTTACCCATCTATCTGGATAGTAACCGCCTACTGATTCGTTGTTGTATCTTATGTTACCTAAACCTGCTGATCCTGAACTTGGATATTTTGTTTCTGTAATATAACTGTTTTTATATTCCTTAACATTGTATCCACTTCTTCTTGTGTTCCATAGCATTATTCCTTGCGGGAATAAAACTGGATCTGGAGCATCTGGATCTAAGAAAGAATCACTTAATAAGTCCTTAATTGAACTTGGTGAGCCAGCCTGTGTGCTGTTGTTTGCATTTCTTTCTGCCGCAGTATGATATCTAGCGTCTGCAAATACAATACCATCTTCTGTAGTTTGATCTGCCTTGTCAACTAAAACCCATGCCGCACCTGTTGTTGTTACTGCAACTTGGTTGGCTGTATTTGTTGAACTTAACGTTGCCGCTGTATTATATTTGTAAAGTTTTGGATAGTTTTCTAAATCACTTGTATCAATCCATAAATCATTGTCAACAAGCACAGTTCCGTCTGATTGTTTGCTTGGCGCTGTTGCACTAAACTGTGGACCATTTGGATCTGTGTTAGCATAAACTTCTTTGTAACCTTTAAATGTTGTACCGTTGTGTACCATGATATCT